ATGAGTGCTGTCCAAGCTCGCGTTCATTTCTCGCTCAAGCAAGAGTTCAAGCTCCTTAAGGGCATTGTGCGCGACTATGCCGATGAAGCATATACATACGAGGTAGATGGCAAAAAGGGCCGCGCAGCTAAGAAGGAAGATTTCGAGCATGTTGAGATTATTCCTGTAAGTGATCCAAATGCAGCAACAATGGGTCAGCGGATTGTTCAATATCAGGCCGTACTTCAGCTTGCCCAAAGCGCACCACAGATTTACGACTTGCCTGTGTTGCACCGCCAGATGCTTGAGGTTATTGGTATCAAGAATGCTAACAAGATCGTCCCGATGGAGGAAGATCAAACGCCTAAAGACCCCGTTAGTGAAAATATGTTTTTACTAAAGGGCAAGCCTGCTAAAGCATTTTTGTATCAGGATCACGACGCCCATATCGCTGTCCACCAAGCGATGTCTCAAGACCCGATGATTCAGCAAATGATGCAGCAAAACCCCGCTGCACAACAGACGATGGCGGCTATTCAGGCGCACATCATGGATCACTTGGCCTTTAAGTATCGCAAGGACATTGAGAAGCAACTCGGTGTACCGCTGCCTCCGATGGAGGATGAAGCCCAAGAAGGCGAAGAAGATCAGCGTATGACGCCTGAGATGGAAGTTCAGGTTTCTCAGTTGGCTGCGATTGCCGCACAACAACTTCTTCAGTCCAACGTGGCTCAAGCCCAGCAACAGCAGGCACAACAAATGGCGCAAGACCCGGTTATTCAGATGCAACAGCAGGAGCTTCAACTGAAGGCGCAGGATGGTCAGCGCAAGCTGATGGAGAGCCAAGCCAAAATGCAGAACGATCAGGCCAAACTCCAGATGGATCAGCAAAAGCTCATGCTTGAGAACAAACGGATTGACTTGGAGGCATCTAAGTCGGGTCGTCAGGCAGAGCAGACCGACTTCAAGAACATCATCGACGCGATCAAAAATAACAATAAACAACCTAATCAGGGTACGAACAAACCCAAATCGGGTAATCGCTGATGGAAGAGAAGGTTCTTAGGCACCTATTGAGCGAGTTTCAAAAGGAAATCGACAGTAATGCAAACGCATTACACGGGGGCGCGGCTAAGAGTTTTGAGGAATACAAGTATCTGTGCGGAGTGATTCGGGGTCTAAGCCTCGCGCAGTCTCATATCAACGACCTCATGCGAAAACTGGAGCATTTTGATGACTGAAGAACAAACCACAGCAACTCAACTGCCTAAGCCCCAAGGTTATAAGTTGTTGTGTGCGGTGCCCGAAGTTGAAGATAAGTATGAGTCAGGTCTTTATAAGCCTGAATCGACTGTTCGGGTTGAAGAGCATAGTACGGTGACGCTTTTTGTCGTTTCTATGGGCGATATGGCCTATAAGGATGAAGAAAAGTTTCCTACCGGTCCTTGGTGTGCTGAAGGCGACTTCGTTGTTACCCGCGCATATGCAGGTACACGCATCAAGATCCACGGTCGGGAGTTCCGTCTTATTAACGATGATGCTGTCGAAGCGGTTGTAGAAGACCCTCGCGGCATTTCTCGCGCAGGCTAAGGAGTCATAAATGGCAGAGCAAACCGAATTTGAATTTCCAGACGAAAAAGAAGCCAGAGAAGCCAAAGAACCGGCTGTCGCTGAAAAAGAGTCTGATAACGAAGTTGATGTCGAAGTAATTGACGATACGCCTGAGAAAGACCGGGGCCGTGAAGCGTCTGAACCCCCTTCGGAAGTCACCGAAGATGAGCTTGAGAACTACTCAGACAAGGTAAAGAAGCGTATTCAGCACCTGTCCAAGGGCTATCACGATGAGCGGCGGGCTAAAGAAGCTGCTGCCCGTGAGAAAGAAGAAGCTCTTCGCTTTGCCCAACAGGTATATGAAGAGAATAAGAAGCTCAAGAGCTACGCTAATCAGTCAAATAGAACCGCCACAGAAGCAAATAAGTCTGCTGCTGAAGCTGAATTGGCGCAGGCGAAGGCTAGATTTAAAAAGGCGTATGAGGACGGTGATGCCGATCTTTTAGCCTCGGCACAAGAAGAAATTGCTGATGCTAAAATTAAGCTGACTCGCGTTCAAGATAAACTTATTGAAATTCCCGATGAAGATACTTTACAACGGGAAAATAAACGAGTATATAGTGAACCAGAACCCGCCCAGTATAGACCGGACCCAAAAGCACAAGCGTGGCAACGCCAAAACTCTTGGTTTGGATCTGACGAAGAAATGACTAGCTTCGCTCTGGGGGTGCATGAAAAATTAGTCAAGCAGGGTGTCGATGCTGAGTCTGACGAATACTACGAAAAGCTGAACCGGAGAATCCGGCAAGTGTTTCCTGAAGCGTTCGATGACGAAGTAATTGAAGAAAAGCCCGTAAAAAAGGCTAAACCCGCAAATGTAGTAGCGCCAGCTACGCGAAGCACAGCGCCCAAAAAGATCGTGCTGACGCAAACGCAGGTTGCTCTTGCTAAACGACTCGGTGTTCCTTTGGAACTCTACGCGAAGAAAGTTGCTGAAGAAATGGGGAAAAATAATGGCTGAGAATCGTACTGATCGCAATATTACTAACCGTGATGCGGATACCCGCGAGCGGAAAGTCCGTCAGTGGCAACCGGCTGCTACTCTCCCTGACCCGGCCCCGCAACCCGGATATGTTTTCCGTTGGATTCGTCACAGCATTCTTGGTCAAGCTGACCCGACTAATATGTCTGGGAAGATGCGTGAAGGCTGGGAGCCAGTCCGGGCGGAAGATCACCCTGAAATGATGGTTACTCCGTCACCCGCAGGAAATATTGAAATTGGCGGTTTGATTCTTTGTAAAGCTCCGCAAGAGTTTATGGATCAACGCGACGCTTACTACCGTAAGCAAGCGCAAGCTCAGATGGATTCGGTCAACAATACGCTCTTCCGTGAAAACGACCCGCGTATGCCGCTGTTCAAAGACCATAAATCTGAAGTCTCGCGTGGCTCATTCGGTACAGGTTCATCTAAATCTTAATCTTATGGAGGCCTAAATGGCTGCAAATGCTTCCCCTTACGGACTGCGCCCGCTAAACCTTATCGGCGGTCAGTCTTATAACGGCGGCGTTATCCGTGAATTTACCTATGGCACTACTAATAACAGTGCTGCGGTTTTTAACGGTGACCTCGTTGTTCTTAGCTCGGGTATTCCCGCTGCTGTGTCTGCTACTCCCACTGCTATTCAGATCCCTGCTACTTCGGCTAACGCCACCGCAGGTATCGTTGGTGTGTGCGTCGGTGCCAGCTATGTCACCCCCGCTCCTATCAGACAGCAGCAATTTGCTCAGTTCCTTCCGTCTGGCGCTTATACCGCTGGTTATCGTGACGTTACGCTGCGCGTGATGGACGATCCGGACGCTCTGTTCCAGATTCAAGGCACCGCTGCACTGGGTACGTTTAACTCGGGCTCTAACGGCTCTGGTTGGCGTGGCGCTATCGGTAAGAACGCTGCGCTGTCTTTCTCGACTTCCGGTTCTACTACTACCGGCAACTCGGGTGTGGCGCTGGATATTGGGGCTAATGGCGGTTCTATCGCTACTACGACCACTCTGGCAATGCGTATTATCGATGTCGTTCGTGGCACTGAATCGGATGCGTATCCGGAGTTCATCGTCAAGTTTAATCTTGGCGTGCATTCCTACTACAACCCGCTCGGCGTCTAAGGAGTAATCTAAAATGGCAATTTCACGTTCCCAACTACTCAAGGAACTCCTGCCCGGGCTTAACGCTCTGTTTGGTTTGGAGTACGCACGTTACGGCGAAGAGCATAAAGAAATTTATGAAGTCGAATCGTCGGAGCGTTCTTTCGAAGAAGAAACCAAGCTGTCTGGTTTTGGTCAGGCCCCGGTGAAAACCGAGGGTTCGGCAATTCAGTATGACAACGCGCAAGAAGCATGGGTTGCTCGTTATACCCATGAAACCATTGCAATGGGTTTCGCGCTGACTGAAGAAGCTGTCGAAGACAACCTGTATGACTCGCTGTCGGCTCGTTATACTAAGGCTCTGGCTCGCGGCATGTCGTACACCAAGCAAGTTAAAGCTGCTTCGACGCTGAACAACGGCTTTAGCTCTACCTATCCGGGTGGTGACGGCGCTGCGCTGTTTGCTGGTACTTCGGCTTCGACCGGTCACCCGCTGATCAACGGCGGCTGGAATCAGAATCGGCCCTTCACTGGTGCTGACCTGAATGAGACTTCGCTTGAGGCTGCTGTTATTCAGATCGCTGCTTGGACTGATGAGCGTGGTCTGTTGATCGCTGCTAAACCGCGTAAGCTGATTATCCCGCCCGCACTGATGTTCGTTGCGAAGCGTCTGTTGGATACGGAACTGCGTGTTGGTACTACCGATAACGACATCAATGCTCTCAAGGCAATGGGTTCGATTCCGGAAGGCCACACTGTTAACCACTTCCTGACCGACAGCAACGCTTGGTTCCTGATGACTGACGTTCCTAACGGTCTGAAGCACTTCGTTCGTACCCCCATGTCGACTGGCATGGATGGTGACTTTGATACCGGCAACGTCCGTTACAAAGCTCGTGAGCGTTATAGCTTCGGTTGGTCGGATCCGCTCGGCGTTTTTGGTTCGCCGGGTTCGACTTGATTTAATCAAGTCTGGGGAAAAGGGGCTTCGGCCCCTTTTCTTTTTGTGCTTTATGTGTTAGTTTCTAAATAACCAAGATCACCTGCTCATCAACTGGCTTGGCAGACTTCTCCCTTGAGATGATGGGCGCAAATAAGGGAATCTATTATGAGTTTCGCTACCTACTCCGGTCCGATTCGTTCCGGTACCGCTCGTTTTGGTGCCGCTGAAAATACGGGACTTGTGACTCTTTCGCGCACTGCATACGTCAATATGTCTGGTGTTGCTCTGACCTCCTCCCCCGTTGCTCAGGCTCTGTTTACCCTCCCCGCTGGCACCAAGATTCTGAACTTCGTTACTGAGGTTTTGGTAGCTGTTACTGGTAACTCTGTCAGTCAAGTGGGTGTTCAAGTTGGCAAGAGCGGTTCCGCCGCTGAGTTCGCCGCTTCGTTTAACACCGGCACCTCTGTTGCTCGTGTTACTCAGGCCACTATGGACGCCGCCATCACTGGCAAAGTCGTCGCTCTAGATAACATTGGTACAACTGATGTTCCGGTTCAGGCCACTTTTAGCGCTAGCACTGGCAACCCGACTGCTGGGCAGATCGCTATCACGGTTATCTATCAGCAACGTGCTGATACCGGCGCTCAGGTTCCCACTGCTACTCAAAACTGATTAGGGGGCTAAGATGCGCCCTATTCGCGTAACGCTTAGTTCGGCGACCTCAAGTGATCCAATTATTTTGGATCACTATCGTGACCCGTTTAACGTAGGTATTGGGGTTGCACTCAGTGCGGGTGCTTCCCTGACTTATGTGGTTGAGTACACATATGACGATGTTTTCTCGTCATCATTCAGCCCTTCTACGGCCACATGGGTCACTGTTTCAGCATTTTCGCCAAGCAAAACCGCTTCAACTGACGGTTCTATTTCGTACCCCGTTATGGCCCTTCGTCTTAGGGTCAGTGCTTATACAAGCGGAAGCGCGACGATGACCGTTATCCAAGCCGGTATGCCGGGGAGATAATAATGGCTATTAACACTAAAGCCCTGCGCGATTTCCAAACTATTTGGGGTCCGGTCATTGAAGCTATTCCGGCTGTTTTGGATATGGCTGCTAGTCAAGCTGACTGGGAACGCGCTATTGCAGTGAAAAAGATTGAGTTTGAAGAAGCTGGCAAAAAGATTGATGCCGCTTTTGTTGAAGCTGATAAGCGTCTGTCTTCGGTTAATTCCGAGATGGAACAAGCCATGCAGCAAAAGGCAAAAGCTCTGGCTGATATCGAAGACGCCAAGAAAGCTCAAGCCGATAACTTTGCCAAAGCCCAACAGGCTTTTAGCATTACTGAGATGGAGTGGGTTCAAAAGACCGCTGCTCTACAGGCTCAGTTTGCTCAGGTTGAAGCCAATCTCGCTAAAAAAGTTGCTGATGCTGAAGCTGATTTTGCTGGTCGGGTTCTGGCCCTTGAGGCTGAAGTTAAAGAGCTTGAAAAGCGTAAAGCTGCTGCCGAAAAGGCTCTGGACGCGCTGCGTAGCAAACTGGGGTAAGTTGTGGCGACTACTCGCTCCAACCTACAAGAAGGGCTGGATAGTGGTGAATACGAGTACACCCATGTGGTTGCTACGGTCACTGCTTCCGGCTCTACTA